ATCGCCAGGTTCGGGTAGTAAGACTTAACGTCGCGTGACTCGATCACCATGTCATCTGTTGAGAACACCACCTGTGGATCTACAGCGCCATGGAGGCCGCCAGTGCCGAAGTCATACCGGAAGCCATCGACCGTGCAGTTGATGTCAGTGATGCTGCCCTTCGTCTCGGTGATTGTTTTGGTGTTGAACCAGGTCAGGATCCTGTTGAACTCAAGGTTATCAAACCGCACATAAGGCAGGACCACGTCAGCCAGGTTGATGCTGTCGCGTTTGGTCTGGTTGATGTGACGCTTGCCATCACGCTGCGCGTAGCAGCAGCCAGGGCTCTGCGCCTCCAGCTTCATGATGAACGTGTCCTTGCCGATCTTCGTGTCGTTGTGGTTCATGAAGTTGCGGCCGTGTGTTTCAGTCAGGAGCTCCCGGAATTTGATCTGATCGATCGACTCGAAATAGAACAGCTCAGTCGCGTCGATGTCATGCCACATGTAATCGATCAACATGTCTGTTTGGTCATTGTCCAAGATGGACCCGACAGGGAACGGCAGATCCTCGATGCTGTCCATTCTCATGTTGAACTCGAGCACCTTTAGACCGGTTGCCCTGGCCATGTTGTCGAAGTGATGGATCTTATACAGATCAATCTGTTCAACTGCCCAGTCAGACTCATACACCTGGTGCGTGAACCGTGCCTCGAAGGGTCCGTTGATGATCGACATGGCTTTGTTGTAGATGTCAGTCACAGTCACCATGCTTCTATGGATCTGGTGGATGACCGGGTAGTCGAAACCCAGGTTGTTGAAGCCGACCATGCGACAGCCCTGTTGACGAGCAACCCGTAGGAACAGACGGAACATTTCGGTGTCGTCCCTGCGGAAGCTGATCTCGAACAGCCAACGCTGCCCGGTCACCGTGTGCTTGATCCCAATAGTGAACACCTCAGGGTACGTTTCAATATCGTAGATCAAGTCACCAGGTGACAGGTTGAAAAGGAAGTCAGGCTGCATCAGTGGATCCGAAGCCGCCATCGCCACGACCGGTAACATCAAGCTCATTGACCAACATCATCTCCATGTCGGAGTGGTGCTCTTGAACGACCAGCTGTGCGATCGCATCGTACTGATTAACAACGACATCATTGTGGCCATGGTTGACCAGGATCACGAGGATCTCACCTCGGTAGTCTGCATCAATGACACCAGCCAGCACGTCAATGCCATGCTTAACAGCTAGACCGCTGCGTGGCCAGACCATTCCAACGGTGCCGCGGGGGACAGCAACAGCGATCCCGGTACGGATGGCAGCACGATCGCCGGGTGGAATTGTAAACTCACGGAGACATCGAAGGTCTAAACCTGCAGAGTCTTCAGTGCCACGGGTTGGCAGAGCTGCATCGGGGTGTATTCTTTTGATTCTAATCATCGGTGGTTCTCCCAGTATTGAAAAAAAGGACCGGCTGCTTCACCGGTCAGGAAGGTTAGAACGAGGTTCTGACAGCAAGACCTTGAGCGATCAACATCTCATCAGTCCAGCCTGGTGTGGCCATGTACTGCTCGTAGGTCACGCCTGCAGCAGCTGCAGTCATCACCAATGCAGCGGGTGCCGCGGGTGCTGCTGGAGCAGGTGGAGCAGGTGGAGCCACGGGAGCGGGAGCCGCTGCACCAGGGGGTGCCATGGGAGCAGCAGCAGCACCAGCCACACCGGCGAACATCTGGTCAACCGTCGGCTTGTTGTCCAAGCGTCCCATTGAGCCTTCAACACCAGTGAGCATGACACCATTCAGCCAGCCACCGATCCCGCCTTTACCTTTGACATAGCCAGAGATGTTGGCGTTAACCCAGACTTCTGCACCGGGGTACACGTCGGATGGGTCCATCACTGGTTGAAGATTCGCATCAACAACCTTAGGCTTGTCGTCTGCTTTTGCAGAGCAGCTGAAGACCCACCAACCACTGAAGCGTGGATCGTAGTAGTCCTTGCCTGCGTACTTGGCATCGTAAGCACTGAAGCATTCATCAGCACCAGTGTAGCCAGACGGGAATGTGTCGAGCTTCGCAGCTTCAACAGCATTGTGTAGATCAGTTGCCTGCGGGTCAGTTGGCGGCAACAAGAGTGTGCAGCCAAACTTCGCGTCGGTAGCTCCCTTTGCAACCTTCGCAGTGAAGAGTGCTGGGAACGACAAAATACCTTTAATTTGCATGGTAGTAATCCTCAGAAAAAATTAACATCGGGTTCATCGAAAATCGATTCTACATCGTTTGTATCACTTTGTACAACATCTTTAAACATCTCTTCAGCTGACTCATCGCGTGATACTTTTGTCAGCTTCAGTTTGCCAGATTTTTCAGAGACGAACTGTGCCAGGAGCTTGGACTTCTGGTCCTCAGTCAGGCACTCAACCTTCTCAAGTTGAGCAGGTGACAGCAGCTTCGCAGGATAGATCTGGTCCTTCTTCATGCGACGACCTTTCAATGCTTTCGCGATTGTCTCTTCGTCCTCATTCCACACCCTGCTACCTCTACCAGGTCGCATGGCGTAGCCGTTCACCTTGATGCCGGTTTCAATTCGACGGATGAGTTCTTCGTCGACTTTATCGAATGCAGCTTCGAGGGGCTTACGTGCGTCAGCAATCTTCGCCAACTCGTCAGATGACAGTGCCGTGGGGTCCGTAATTATCTTACCGATATATTCAAACAGATCCTGACCGTCGTCTGTAGTTATCACCTCAGTGTTCATAACTTTCACCGTTTCCAGACTTTGTTCAGCTTGAGCGGTACAGTGACCGCCGCGTTTTGGGTTGGCCTTACACCATTGACAGTGCTTGCCGGGGAACAATGGAGCGTCCGGGGCATCTGTCGCATGTGCGGCTCGAATTAACTTCTCGTACTCTTCAACCACCGCGTGGGTTGAGAGGTCTTCGTAACGCACCACCGGGTTGGTCTTCGGCTGCACGATACTAATGCGACATCCCGTCACGTTCTGCGTTTTGAGTGGTCTGACCTTCTCGGGACCGCTGGCTATATAAGGCCGCAGTTTACCGATGACGTAGGACAGCAGCTGGGTGTTGTCTTTAACAGTGACGTACCCTCTGCCATCTTTATAGTCACAGACCTCGATGAACAGACACTCGCCGGTGTGGCTGTTGCGGACCGTGATGGTTACATCGACAGTGCCCCACCAGTCATCACGCCCACCGATGCCGCCAGGGTCAGAGTGGGACTCCGCCTCGACGGTGATGGTTGCACCTTCGTACAAGGCTTTGAACTCATTGACGCGTCTGACAATATAGTCCAGACACATCTGCACCCGTGCTGCTCGCTGCTCATCAACCAACCAGCCCATGGGGCTGTCTTCGTGATTAACACCGATGACTTGGCCCACATAGACATCGGCCTTCACGTTGACGTTCATGCACATCTCAAGCAACAGGTGTGACCCGGTGCCATCGATCGCGGCGTCACCCGCGGTGTCGACGTACTGCTCTTCCTCACGGATAGAGCCTGGACAGTTGGGCCACCGGTGGTTTGATGGTCCTAGTCTAGCGTGGGCACTCATGTCAAAGCGCCTTCACACGAGCGATCAAGTCAGCGTACTGCTCTGGCTTGAGTTCATTGATGCCACCGGCGCCAAGCTCCTCCATCACAGCCACAATGCCATCACGACTACCGAGTCTTTTGAACTCAGCAACAAGAACATTGTTCAGCTCTTGAGCAGTCATCGGGGTTTCAGCAGGTGCAGGCGCTGCTGCTGGTGCGGCAGGTGCAGGCGCTGCTGCTGGTGCGGCAGGTGGAGCTGGTGCAGGTGCCGCAGGCTTTGGGGCAGGCGTGACTGCTACAGGCTTTGGGGCCGGAGGGGCCACGGGTGCAGCCGGTGATTCTGCAGCATGCTCGAGTGAATCGGCGATGCGTTCAAGTGAATCAGCGATGCGTTCAATTTTGTCTTCAATCGACATTATAAGTCTCCTTAATGGCTTTCTTTTGCTCTTCGTTGAGCGTCATGGTGAGTCGACCTTCTACCATAGCAGTCATCATTTCTCTGATGACGACCTGGTAAGGTCGGTTGAGGTTTCGACGACAGAAGTCGACAAAGTTTTCCTTCTCAGTGTTGTCACATCGAAGATGCAACTCGGCAGTGAGGTTTTTGGATTTAGACACAGTGAACGACTCCTATTCAGTAAAATTCACCCTGCCAGAATAATGATCAATGATCCACAAGTCAACACAATACTTGTCTTTGTTTGACATGTTGAGAGGAGGCGCGTAATCTGCGAATGACAAAAAATCTGAGAGGGGTAAACTCTGACCCTTCCATCTGTGGAAAAGTAAATATGAAAACAGTAACCGATGAAGAATTTATAACGGCAATATTCGGAGAGGACGCTCCCTGGTGCCATGTCACAGACTTCACCCATGACCCGAGTAACATTCCAAAAGATCAGAGCCTGTTCGCCTGGAAGGGTGACTACTATAGCAGGTACCGGTTCACCCCGGAGAGCAACCGCTATTTTACCATAAGTACCTTCTATTGTGACGAACAACAGCAGGCCAGACGACGCAAGGCGTTGTACCGTCAGACCCATTGCGTGGTCCTCGATGACGTGCGTGAGAAGCTGTCACATGAGGCAGCGTTGCTGTTACCAAAGCCGTCGTGGATCCTCGAGACATCGCCAGGATCAGAGCAGTGGGGTTACATCCTCGATGTGCCCTGCACCGTTGCAGCCAGGATCGACAACCTTAATGATGGCCTGATTGAAAGTGACCTGGCACCCAGTGGCAAGGATCCAGGACAGAAAGGCATCACGCGTTACGTGCGACTGCCTGAAGGGTACAACAACAAAGCATCCAAGCTGGTCAATGGTCTGCCGTTCAAGTGTCAGATGCTGGAGTGGAACCCTCACCTCACTGTCACGCTCGAGCAGCTGGCTGAACCGTTCAGTGTAAACCTCGACGCATCACGCAGAGATGGAAGAGTCGATGGTGCAGCTGATATCCCTGATCACCCCCTGGTTAATATCCCTGACATCATTCACGTTAAAGAGGTACGCAGCAATGGACGCTTCGACATTGTGTGCCCATGGGTTGAAGATCACACAGGTGCTGCTGATGACGGGTCCGCCATCTTCACTAACGACGACGGGAGCATCGGATTTAAGTGTCACCACGGTTCGTGTGAAGGTCGGACCGGTAGAGACTTACTTCGTTACATCGATGGTCGTCAACCAGGGTTCACCGAGTCCTACTCAACTTGGCAGCTGATGCGCGACTTCGGCAAGGTTGCTGAGGTCAGCTTCATGGAGGCACCGGTCATTGTAGAGGAGCCGGTCAGCTTCATGGAGGCACCGGTTGCTGTGGTTGTGGCGCCAACGCTCGAGGATGTCTTCGAGGTGTTCGAACACTGTAAGCCTGGATCACCAGAGCAGCGTGAGAAAGCAACACTGTTGCTGAAGGCTGTCGACTCACTGCCGCAGATCGATAAGGCAGAATGGCACAGCCGGTTGTGTCATCACATGCGCTGGACCAAGCCTGCCTTCAAAGAGATTCTGAAGGACCTGCGTGAGACGTGGTACCAGGAAGACAAGACCAATGCTTTCTGTGACACGGTGTTCTTTATCAAGGAACAGAACCAATTCTACGACTGGAAGTCGCGCATCTTCTTCACCCCTGACGCGTTCCAGAACTCCTACAGTCACCTGGACCCCGATGCCAAGAAGACAGCCCTGACCGACAACCTCATCATCAAGGTCGACAGGCTCGACTACGCACCAAAGATGCCACGCACGTTCACACAAGAAGGTCGGCTGTTTGGTAACACCTGGTTCGAGGGTGAGAGCATCAACGGCGTCGAGGGTGACGCGCAGCCGTGGCTCGATCACTTCGACACACTGGGCTGGGGTGACAACCGTGATCACATGCTGCGGTGGATGGCCTACACGATTCAACACCCCGAGTTCAAGATCAATCACATGCTGATCCTGGGTGGCTATGAGGGGTCCGGCAAGGACTTCCTCCTCTACCCTTTAACCAAGGCGATGGGTCATCACTACCGAGTGATCAGTGGTGACGAGCTGCTGAGTGACTTCAATGAGTTCGCCATGGGTACCAAGTACCTGCACATCAATGAGGCAGAGCTGGGCACGAGAGCAGAGGCGAGAGCCGTCAGTAATCAGCTGAAGCCCTACGCCGCGGCGCCGCCTGAGACACTGAGCGTCAACCAGAAAGGCATCAAGTCGATCTCTGTACGAAATATAGTCAACACCACCATGACCACCAACAGTCAGATACCCGTCGCATTGAACAACGCATCACGTCGCTACTATGCCGTGTGGTCGGACCTCGATGTGCGTGATGACAACGACAACATGACACCCGAGTGGAAGCAGTTCTGGGCTGCAATGTGGCCATGGATGACCGGCGGCGGGTGGCAGCACGTGGTGTGGTATCTGCGCAACAAGGTAGACATCAGCCAGTTCAACCCAGGCGAAGCGCCACCCATGACCGACTTCCTGCGGGACATCCAAGAGTCGTCCAAGTCACCGATGCGTCAGACACTTGAGGCCTGCATTAAAAGCAGACTAGGCCTGTTCAACCGTGACCTGCTGACAGCGACAGAGATCAGTGGTGCCCTCCGTGCCGCGGATGCGTCACACGAGCTGGGCCAGCTGCTGTGCTGCGAGGCGTCACTGTTCACACCGACCAGGGTGGGCATTGTATTAAAGGAGATGCCATCGACCACACAGCACCGGGTTAACCATGGTGGGTTCACTTATCGGATCACTGCCATGCGCAACATCGGTGACTATAAAAAGATGGGCGATTTTGCCATGGGTGCTGAATATGAGCGGCAGATGAAGCAGCAAAAAGCCACCACAGGAATCAGGGCTGTAAAATAATTGTTGCACAGTGTGGCACAAGTCGTTATGATGTCCATATTGAATCAAGCAACGGAAGAGAGAAAGACATGAAAAACTTACTTATAACCAAGTTCAACAACGACTACATCATAAGAAGCAGAACTGGTAAGTACCATATCGGCAGCATTAACTCATCAGTATGTAATGGTCGATCTGGTAGGTTTAACCGGGCAGACGTTGAACTTGTAACAACCGCTCAAGAATCAAGTTTTTGTAAGAAGTGTTTTTGGGAAGGGAAAAAATCCGCACTTCAAATAATTAACAGCTAATCAAACGGGGCTTCGGCCCCAGTGGAGAACGGAAATGTATATAGTCTGTGAGAAGTGTAAGAAGGACCGCCTGGGTGCGTGTGACGACTACCAGGCAGAGCAGGGCTACGACGCTTTCTGTTTCGAGTGTTGCGCTGCTACCCACAAAGTTGAGATACCAGAGAACACATTCACTAAAAAAATCTTCGGCATTGAAGTAACCGCCTACAACGACAGCAACAGCGAGTGGGTAGTAAGGGCTGATTGTCTTGCCCATACCCACCGCTTTGAGATCCGCAGATGGACTCGCCGGGATGCAATGGTGTTCGTGGCTAAGTTGGCGATCAACCCTTGTCATAAACATTGGTCTGGCGGTGGCGCGGTATCAGACTGCCCGCTTTGCATAGCGATTAATCAAGGAGAGGCATCATGAAAAGATATATCTATTTAGAATGTGACCACCTGGCTGGCCGCGGTTATAACAAAGCCATTGAGGTTTACCGGTTGAAAGCTGGCGGGTTCCCTGAACTGGTCGGTGCATGCTACGAGCTCAACAGCGCGTCGTGGGCTGGCTACCGTTGTGAAGCTAGACTTATTGTCAGTGTGGCCGGTGGCCACAAGCTGATCGACAACAGCATCTACAAAGGCTTCGTGTCTAAGTCGGTGCAGGTTCGTCAGCTGGGAGAAGCAGCGTGAAATGGTTTTCAGAGCTGAAGACGGTCAGGAACGAGAGCGTCATCCGGTACTACATCAAGATGTGTGACGTGTGGCGCCGGGTGTCCAAGGATGTCTACCAATCAAGAGAAGCGGACGCTGACCGTTCCGACACTTTCTTAACCACCATCAAGAACGGTAAGATTTATCAGTTCAAAACTGTTTATGGTGAGCACAATGTGGACTAAATGCTGCTGTGATGAGTTCTACTGCACCGAGCACATGATGCACGCGAGCGAGTGTGACTGTCCGCCAATTGATGAATGGGTCACTGACCCCTATGAGGATGAAACCGATGAAGATAATTGAAAGAGATGTGCGGGTGGTGTGTTACGTGAGTAATGTTGATGACCGACCCGAGAACGGTGTGCCTCTTGTCCGCAGAATGATTGTTGCGGACTGTGGTGATCAGGTTGTCGATGAGGACGGTTGTCGCTGGACCCATGCCACACCGGTGACAGACGCTGTGCCCCTGGAGTTCCGACGTCGCAGCACTGATGTCGGTAAAAAGCAGCATGACACACGTGACATGTGCCCTGCCGCGGACATCCTGAAGACAGGTGCGCAGCACATCGAGGACCGGGCTGCTGTCTATGACAAGGCAGGTGAGCGGTCGATACCTGCTACTGTTGATGCCTTCAACGCTATCACCGGGGGATCGATGACCGCGGAACAAGGGTGGCTGTTCATGGCCATGCTCAAGGCCGTGCGATCTCAGCAGGGTGACTTTAAGCAGGACAACTACGAGGACGGTGCGGCATACTTCGCGCTGATGTGTGAGCAGGGGAGCAAGGACCGGTGATCAAAGCGGCCTTTTTTATGTGTCTAGAAATGTTTTGGTTACTTTTTGTACAGCATTGGTTAAAAAGTGATCAATTATCGAGAGTGTCTGAGAGTGTCGGTTTTGTGTCTAGAAATGTTTTGTGACGAATCGTGTTGTGCTGGATATTGTTAATGTGTCTAGAATTGTTAATGTGTCTAGAATTGTGTGTCTGAAAATGTTTTGTGATTCTGAGTGTTAAATCCCGACACTCTGGTGACACTCTCAGACACTCTCGAGGGGGTAGAGTGGCGGAGGATGCTCTTTGTTTTATATACCTTTTTTACTCAGTGACACTCTCAGACACTCTTTAGTAAACTTCTAGACTGTTGAGAGAGAACATAGTCACTTTCGTTAATCCTGGGCCTGAGAACATCGGTAGAGTGTTAGAGTGTCGGTTGCTCATTACAGCGGTAGCGATTAGACTTAGTTAATGTAACTTATGAGGATGTGGTGGTGAAGCAGAGCGCGGTATTGTTGAAGGGATTATATGGCCTGGGGTTGAAACCCAAGGAGGTTCGGTTCGTTATCGAATACTTCAAGGACCATGACGCTCGACGTGCAGCTGTGGTTTCCGGTTACAGTGCTGACTCTGGTTATGCGATCGTCAGCCGTGATGTCATCCATGAGGCCATCGCATTGCTGCAGGTCCACTTGTTAGATGATGCTGTCATTGATGCTGATTGGCTGTTGACTGAGTTGGTGGACAATCACTACATCGCACGACAGAACAACAACCTCTCAGCCAGCAACACTGCGCTGAACACCATTGCCAAGCATGTCAGGGTTGATGCGTTCGCCGCGGACAAGGTTGTGGTGAGCACGGACGAAGATGTGAAGACAGCCCTTCAGAAGGCCCGTGAGCGCCTCCAGATCCATTCTAAGGCCGTTCCCGAAGAGGAGGGTGGCGTAGACTTCTTTTAACTGTATGATGCTCCCAGGGGATGGCTAGTGAGTTCTGACGGGGGCGAGCGAAGGTGAATCATCGGCATCGCGCCATCCCCACTTTTTCCTGACCGATGGGTGACACGATGGACACACAGCTCCAGTTAGCCGATGACATCTCAAGATTCTATGACGATCCTCTCGGGTTCGTTATCTACGCATTCCCCTGGAACGAGGGTGAGCTGAAAGGCTTCCATGGTCCAGACACCTGGCAGATTGATATCCTCAATGTCATCGGTGAGCAGGTTAAAATTCGCAAGTTCGATGGCATCAACGCAGTGGATCCGATACAGATTGCTGTGTCATCAGGTCACGGCATCGGCAAGTCAGCCCTGTCGGCCTGGATCATGTTGTGGGTGATGTCGACGCGACCCAACTCCAAAGGCGTGGTGACGGCTAACACCGGTGACCAGCTGCGCACCAAGACAATGTCAGAGCTGTCCAAGTGGCATCAACGCTGCATCACCAAGGACTGGTTTGAGACGACAACCATGTCGATCGTTCATCGCACCTACCCATCAACCTGGCGAGTGGATGCTCAGACATCTCGAGAAGAGAACAGTGAGGCATTTGCTGGCCTGCACTCTGCAGACTCAACACCCTGGTACCTGTTTGATGAAGCATCAGCGATCCCTGAGAAGATATGGGAAGTGGCCAAGGGTGGACTGACGGATGGTGAGCCGCTGCACATCTGCTTTGGTAACCCGACACGAAACAATGGAACATTCTACGAGTGCTTCAGACGACAGAAGCATCGCTGGATCACGCGACAGATCGACAGTCGCACTGCCAAGATGACCAACAAGAAACTAATCAACGAATGGATCGATGACTTCGGAGAAGACTCTGATTTCGTCCGTGTTCGTGTGCGGGGCGTGTTCCCCAAAGGAGGCGATATGCAGTTCATGCCGAGCGATGTTGTGTTCGATTCAATGAAGCGTGGACCAGGGCGATACCTCGGTGATGATCCATTGATCTGCGGGATTGACCTGGCACGTGGTGGTGACGACAACTGCATGATCCAGTTCAGGCGTGGCCAGGATGCCATGAGTGAGAAGGTCTACAGGATCCCAGGCGAGAAGAGCCGTGACAGCATGAAGGTCGTGGGCATGATCACCATGATCCTGGACCGCCATAAGCCTGACGTCGCATTCCTGGATGAGACTGGTCTGGGTGGACCGATCGCTGATCGATTGAGTCAGCTCGGCTACCATGTCATCGGTGTACACTTCGGTGGTGATGCTGACGACAAGAGCAAGTACCGCAACAAGACTGCTGAGATGGGCGCACGATGTCGTGAGTGGATGATGAAGGGTGGCTCGATCTCTGATGAGGCACAGCTTGAGGTTGAGCTGACCTCGCGTGACTTCGATCACAATGACAAGGATCAGCTGGTCCTCGAGCGCAAGAAGGACATGAAGAAGCGTTTGGGCGTGTCACCGGATTGGGCTGATGCTCTGTACCTGACGTTCGCACATGAGGTCCCACCGCGGGAGATCCCACGTGGACTGTTGGATGCGTCACCCATCGCCAGGGAGCGTATGAACGACCAAGAGTACAATCCGCTTGATGCGATGGATGACCTTGACTATTGACGTGAGCTCATTCTCCGGTAGAATCGGTGACTACTTTTTGATCAACACTCGAGGCTCAGACAATGTGCGGAAGCAAACCTAAGGCGCCGAAGCCGCCACCCGTGTTACCAGAAGCTCCCACAATGCCAGACGCAGAAGCAGGCAGCGGTGCAGGTGATCGTGATAAGCGACGACGCGCAGCAGCAGGCGGCAAGGGTGGCAACAGCACAATCCTGACCAGCTCTCGTGGTGTCAGTGGCGCTGCAGCAACAGCATCTAAGACCCTATTGGGCGAGTAGTTGTTCAGCGAGGACATTTGATGGCCACCATAAAAACATTCAACAAGCGCCTTGAATCACTGAAGAGTGAACGCTCATCATTCATTCCACTGTGGCGTGAGCTGTCAGACAATCACCTGGCACACCGCGGTAGATTCTTATCGTCGGACCGGAACAAGGGTCACCGACGCAACACCAAGCAATACAACAACACCAGTCACTTGTCCGCACGGACACTGGCCTCAGGAATGATGGCAGGCATCACATCGCCAGCACGACCCTGGTTCAGACTGTCGTCTGGTGACAGTGAGCTGGATGAGTCGGCCAATGTGAAAGCATGGTTGCACAAGGTCCAGTCCCTGATGTACAGGGTCTATTCATCATCAAACACGTATAACACGCTGCACATGGTTTACTCAGAGCTGGGTGTCTTCGGCACTGCAGCCATGGGTGTGTTCGCAGACTACGAGAACGTCATCCGGTGCAAGCCTTACACGGTTGGATCGTATTGCGTCGGTGTCGATGGTCACAACAGACCCGACAGCTTCTATCGTGAGTACGAGCACTCTGTCGCGCAGGTCGTGAAGCAGTTCGGATACGATCAGTGCAGCATCTCAACTCAGAGGATGTGGGACAACGGCAACACTGAAGCATGGGTGCCGCTGGTCCACGCAGTTGAGCCAAACGATGACCGTGATCACAACAGCCCGATGGCTAAAGACATGCCAACCCGGTCCGTGTATTACGAGAGATCAGCAGGCGGTGGGGACAAGTTCCTCCGCGAGTCTGGATTCAAGTCCTACCCAATTTTAACACCACGTTGGGACATCGCCGGTGAAGATATATACGCCACCGATTGTCCTGGCATGACAGCACTCGGTGACACCAAAGCATTGCAGCTGGGTGAGCGTCGCATGTACCAAGCTCTGGATAAAGTGGTTGATCCACCCATGCAGGGACCGGTCAGCATGCGCAACAAGGTTGCTCGGAACATTAAGCCCGGTGACATGTTGTGGCTACCATCAACAGACCAGCACGGATTCAGGAGTGTGTACGACCACAAGCCTGACTTCGGCGCCATGATGACTGTGAACGATCGTGTTGAAGAGCGTGTTAAGCGTGCATTCTACGAAGACCTTTTCCTGATGCTTGCCAACAGTGACAGACGTCAGATCACTGCACGTGAGGTTGCTGAGAAGCATGAGGAAAAGTTATTGATGCTGGGGCCGGTGCTCGAGCGTCTGCACACAGAGTTACTTGATCCATTGATCGATCGCACGTTTGAACTACTGCAGGAAGGCGGCGTATTGCCACCACCCCCTGAGGAGCTCGGCGGTCGTGAGCTGAACATTGAATATGTATCTGTCCTGGCACAAGCACAGCGACTGGTGAACACAGGTGCCATTGAACAATTGGCAGCGTTCACCGGTAACCTGGTGCAGATCTGGCCAGAAGCACGTCACAAGGTTGACGGCATGCAACTGGTCGATGATTACGCGGAAGCTCTGGGTGTTAATCCCAAGACGGTCCGCAGTGATGATGAAGCCGGTGCGTCTATGGCAGCTGATGCTAAAGCAGCACAGCAACAACAGGCTGCAGAGCAAGCTCAGTCAATGGCTCAGACAGCTAAGACAGCATCCGAGACAGACATCGGTGGTGACAACGCACTCACCGCAACGCTTGAAAGAGCAGGGTTGCAGTAATGGCTGATGAAGAGAAAAAGCCGAAAGAGGTCGATGTTGATAAGAACGACAAGCTGGTCTATGAACGGATCATGTCCAGCGAGAACGGCAGGACGTTGATGAGACGACACCTCAACGAGGCGGGTGTGTTCCATGACACCTTCCACACTGACCCCTACATGAACGCTCACAACTGTGGGTTGAGGGCATACGGGTTGAAGCTGCAAGATGAGCTGCTCTACCACGTACCCGCGAGATATTTAACCATGATGAAGGAAGCTACCGATGACTGATGAAACGAATACAGCTGCTGATGTAGCTGACGAGGCTGCAGCAGTTGCTGCACCTGGAGAGACTTCCATTGTTACTGCTGGTGACAGTGATGACAGTGGCAGCGTTGATACTGGAGGTACTGATACTGGTACTACCGGTGACGACGACACCAATGATGATAGTAGCCAAGCTGCACCTGTTGATGGTTACGCCGACTTCAATACGCTTGAAGGAGTTGAACTGGATTCTGCACTGCTCGAGAAAGCAACACCGGTCTTTAAGGATCTGGGGTTGACTCAAGAGCAGGCACAGAAGCTGGTCGACTTCCAAGCTGAGAATGTCCAGGCGGGAGCCACAGCACAGGTCGAGGCTTTTAATCAGATGGTGGATGGTTGGGCAACTGAGTCTAAGAATGACAGTGAGTTTGGGGGTGACAAATTCGAAGAATCTGTTGCTATCGCGCAAGCTGCCGTTAATAAGTTCGGGACCCCTGCTTTTAAAGAGCTGATGGAAACTCACGGTGTGGGTAACCATCCTGAAGTTATCCGTTTTATGGTCAAGGTTGGATCGTTAACTATGGAAGACTCGCCAGGTTCAGTTGGCAGTCAGTCACAGGAAACACCAGATCACGCCACGATCCTTTACGGTAAATAATTGAACCTAATGAGGTGATTAACAATGGCTACTATCGGTAGTTCGTATGTCGATCTGATCGACGTTTATAAGCAACAAGATGCGAAGGGTGACTTCATCCCGATCATCGAAATTTTGAATGAGATGAACCCCATCTTACAAGACGCTATTGCAGTGGAATGTAACAAGGGCACCACTCACTTGCACACTGTTCGCAGTGGTTTACCAACAGTATCCTGGGGTAAGTTGTACCAAGGGATTCCGAACGGTAAAGGCCAGACGGTCCAAGTTGAAGACACCACAGGTTTTGTTGAAGGTCTTAGCACCATCGATCAACGTCTGTTGGATCTGTCTACCAACGAAGGCGCTGTACGTCTTGGCGAAGCCATGGCTTACCTTGAGTCTATGAACCAGGAAGTATCTACCAAGCTGTTCTATGGTAATACTGCTTCTGATCCTGAAGAGTTCATGGGTCTGTCCCCACGCTTCAATGACCTTGGCGCCAGCAACGGCAACCAGATCATCGATGCAGGTGGTACTGGCTCTGATAACACTTCAATCTGGTTCGTGTCCTGGGGTGATAACCAGTGTACTTTGCTGTATCCCAAAGGCACCACAGCTGGTGTTAAGCGCGATGACATGGGATCTCAACGTCTCACTGATGGCGCTGGCGATGCTTACTACGGTAAGGAAGAGAAGTTCACCTGGCATGTTGGTCTTGCAGTTAAAGATTGGCGCTATGTGTCTCGTATTGCTAACGTCGACGTTTCGTTGATGGGTGCAGGTTCTGTCGCGCTGTATGACTTTATGCGTAAAGCATATTGGCAGTTGCAGTCTCGTCGTATTGCTGGTGGTAAGTTGGCAATCTATTGCAACCGTGATGTCATGGAAGCTCTGGATGCGCTGAACAGCAACGCCGGTGCGAGTGATAACTTCACGCGTCTCAAGCCTATGGAAGTCGAAGGTCAAGAAGTTCTGACCTATCGCGGCATTCCCATTCGTGAGACTGACGCCCTGATCAATACTGAAGATCGCGTAGTTTAATACTGCGTCCTTCTCAACTGGATATATAGGAGTCAGAAATGATTTTATCCGCTGAACAACTGTTCTCAGATGATCAGGCTGTCACATCAACTGCTGTGTCAACTAACGTCATCGACCTGGGTGTAGCTGGAACGCCATACGGCGCTGCTGCTGCTTTAAACAACGACAAAGGTAAAGGCACCCCGATCCCAGTTTTGATCCAGGTGACTGCCGACTTCAACACGCTGACCAGCATCACGGTCACTGTTGAGACAGGCTCTACTACGTCGCTTGGCACTGTACTTGCTAGTGAAGTTATCTTGTTGGCCGATCTTGTGGCCGGTAAGCAGACTAACCTGCAGGTGCTGCCTAATGGCGTTGATGCTCGCTATCTTGGTGTTCGTTACACTGTCACTGGTACTCCAGCGACTTTGGGCAACATCACTGCAGGTATCTCCATGGGCAACCAGACCAACGTAACTGGTGCTTAATACGAATTGGGGTAGTGGCTTCGGCTGCTGCCCCTTTTTTTAAGGAACGACATCATGCCAACGTATAAAGTAATCGAACCTGGTTTCAGAGGCGGCACGCTTCACAAACCAAACCATCCTCGCCACGGTGTCGTGACGACGGATAAACCTTTGGATCCCATTCCCTCTTGGTTGGAGCTCACTAAAAATGAAACCCCGGCCAAGAAAAAGAATTCCACAGCGGCAGCTAAAACAGCAGCGAAGAAAGTGGCAGATGACAAAGCAGCAGTCGAAGGCGCGTCTTTCATGACTGCACCTGGTGGCTCTGCTGTTGAAACTCTATAGGTGATTGAATGGCTTCTGTAGTCGACATATGTAACCTGGCACTATCCAACGTGCGTGCTGGCAGTATCAACTCACTCACTGAGTCAAGTCTGCAGGCGCAGGTGTGTCGGCTGAAGTATCCTGTGTTGCGTGATCAACTGTTGAGGGATGCCCCTTGGCAGTTCGCACGGAAGCTGGAGGCCCTTGCTCTGACCACTGAAGACCTGTTCAACTGGTCGTATGCTTATCAGTATCCATCTGACTGCGTTACGATCAGGCGGTTGATCTTGAACCATGAGCAGTATGCGCAGGGAACTCAGGACCGCACCACGCTGTACCGTGATGAGATCTATCAGCTGCAGCCGGACCCAGACTCTCAGATTAAGTATCGTGTATTCAACCAGGACGGTAACAAGCTGATCGCAGCTAATGAGCCAGACCTGCGTGCTGAGTACACGGTGGGTGTTGAAGATCCAAACTTGTTCGACCCGCTGTTCATTCAGGCACTGTCACATTTGCTGGCATCCGAGGTCGCAATTCCCATCGTCGGTGCTGAGAAGGGTAGGAAGTTCCGAGAAGACGAGTTGCAGATCTACACTGCCTATCTTAACTCAGCCATTGCTGTTGATTCAGATGAGCAGTACGAAGCACCACCCGAGAGTGACTTTATAAAAATAAGGAGTTAAACGTGCCGCAGACCATTCAACGCAGCTTTACATCCGGTGAGCTGGCTCCTGCGCTACGTTCACGAGCGGACCTGGCGAAGTATGCCAGCGGTCTGGCACTGTGTCAGAACTTCATTGTAAGGCCACAAGGTGGCGTCTACAGCCGTCCAGGGACACGATACGTCGGTGATCTCGACGACATGACTCAACGTGCTCGACTTCTCCCTTTCAGCTTTAACACAGAACAAACGTATGTCCTGGTGTTTGAACACCTGAAGATGCGCGTCATCAAGAATGGTGGTTTAGTAGTATCAGCGGCTAAGACGATTACAGGCGCTACTCAGGCCAACCCTGTCGAAATAACAGCGACTGCTCACGGGTACACCACGGGTGACACCGTAGACATTAACGCCATCGTTGGGATGACTGAGCTTAACGGCAATCTGTTTCAAATCACAAGCACTGGCGCGAACACCTTCACACTCGACGGCATCGATGGTACGGGATACACCGCGTACACGTCGGGCGGCACCTCTGAGAAGGTGTTTGAGTTGGTCACACCGTACACAGCAGCTCAACTGTCACGGCTGTCTTACACTCAGTCAGCGGATGTGATGACGATCTGTCACCCCAGCCATGACCCTGCTAACCTGGGGCGTACTGCACACGACGCGTGGACCCTGACTGACATTGACTACACGGCACAAATAGCTTCTCCCCTGTTTGCGGGAGCCAAGACTTACACCATCACCAACATCACAGCGACCAACCCAGTGACGGTATCAATTTCGTTCAATGGTGCTCCTGCTGGTTTTTATTGGTTCCTTCTCCCTCGTCCTGTTAATCCTGACAATCAAGTGATCATCTCCGGTGTTGGCGGAATGACTGAGGTAAATGATGAGGTGTTTGATGTTGGCGCGATCACTGCATACGATCAAATCGCAGGCACAGAAACTTTCGAGTTAAAGGGGGTCGACGGAACAGCATTTACTGCCTATACCAGCGGCGGCACCAACACGATGGGCGGCGGCGGCGTAACTAACGTAGGAGATCCCGCGGGGGGCGGTACTTATTTCAAGAAGTATCGATACGTCGTGACCTCTGTAGATGCGGACGGGGTTGAGTCACTTCCTTCTTCGTCTACCGCGATTAACTGTAAATCCCTGTCCACCACATACGGCGTCAAGTTGGATTGGGCCAATGTAACCGGTGCTGATCACTACCGCATCTACAAAGACCCGTCGAACGACACTGCGATCTACGGGTGGATCGGTGACTCGAAGAACAGTAATTTTATCGATTATAACAAAGCACCGGTGACCAGTGATGCACCACCCGCGGCTCGTGATCCTTTCAGTGCTGTCGATGATAAACCCGCTGTTGTTAATTATTATCAGCAGCGACAGGTGTTTGCCAATACCAACAATGAACCGCAGACGGTGTTCACGTCACAGGTCGGGATCTACGACTCAATGCGGACATCTGAACCACTGCGTGATGATGATGCTGTGACGTTCACCATTGCCGGTAAAGAAGTTAACGAGATTCGACACATCCTCGGGTTGGACTCAATGGTCCTGCTTACATCGGGTGCCGAGTGGCTGACAACAGAAGGCCAGGACCAAGTGTTCACACCTGCGACCGTTGGTGTGAGGGTGCAGTCATACAACGGTGCATCCTGGGTGACACCGGTCATCGTTAACTCTACTGCACTGTACGTCCAGGAGAAGGGCACCAAGGTTCGTGATCTGGGCTACGAGTTCAGCAATGACAAGTACACCGGCAACGATCTATCGATCATGTCTGAGCACCTGTTCGAAGGGCTCCAGATTGAAGAAATGACATTCGCCGCAGAGCCCTATGGCATCGTGTGGTGTGTAAGAAGTGACGGCGTCCTGCTCGGCCTGACGTACCAACGTGAGCACCAAGTGTGGGGGTGGCATCAACACATCACAGACGGCATTGTGGAGTCTGTCACGGTGATCTCTGAAGACAACCGTGACGCGCTGTATCTGTCCATTCAACGCACGATTGACGGCAACACTGTCAGATATGTTGAGAGAATGGAGCCACGCGAGACAACACTGTCTGAGGACGCGTTTTACGTTGATTCAGGTCTGACCTATGACGGTGCGTCAGCCACAGTGATATCAGGACTCGATCACCTCGAGGGTGAGGCTGTAGCTGTCCTGGCTGATGGTAACGTGGTCAAAGATTTAACAGTAGCCTCTGGATCAATCACACTGCCACGGGCTGCAACGAAGGTACAGGTCGGGTTGGCATACACCCCCGCAATCGAGCTGCTTGATATTGACACCCCTGGGGATGGCACCCTGAAGGGTAAAGAGATCTCAATATCCAAGGTTGTCATCGAGTTCGAGAAAAGCCGCGGTGGTTGGGTCGGTCCCAAGTTGGACGACAACAGCACCGGCGAGATGTATGAGATCAAGCCACGGTTCCAGTCAGACAGCTATGACTCCATCGAGTTGAAGACTAATAAGCAGGAAATCTACATCGAGCCTGTGTGGTCCCTCGGCGGCGGCATTCGCATTGAGCAGCGTGACCCGCTGCCCATGTCGATCCTGTCAGTAATACCAGAGGTGGACGTCGGTGGAAGTTGAGTTCAGACCAGCCACTGAGGAAGCACTGAGGTACATTGCTTCAACGATGCGACGTGAAGATGCTGCAGAGATCATGGCATCCCATGGCAGCACACCGAGCGAGTCATTGACCCGCGGATATGAGTCGTCTGACTACATCACCGTCGCATACATGGGTGACGAACCACTGTGTGTGTTCGGCCTGGTACGACGTGATTTGATATCAGGACGGGGCACCCCGTGGATGCTGGCGTCAGAGAGCGTGATGAAATACAAAAGACAGTTATTAATTCGTGCTCCTGATGTCGTGAAAGAGATGTTAGTATTGTGCCCAATACTGTCAAACCATGTACATAAGGATAACAAGATGAGTGTCCGCTGGCTGGCCTGGATGGGGTTCACGATCGACGAACCAGAACCAATCGGTGTCAATGGTGAGATGTTTCATTTGTTCCATAAAGAAGGAGTGGCGTAATGTGTGATCCAGTAACAATAGCTGCTACTGTGACTGCTGCTGCTACTGTCATGGGTGGCATGCAGGCTAAAGCACAGGGCGAGTATCAGAACGATGTTGCCAAGTACAACGCACGTCGTGCTGACAATGAAGCAACACAGGTCCGCAACACCGCGGTCGAGCAAGAGAACATCCACCGTGAGAAGGTGCAGCAGATGATTGCCCGTCAGCGGGTTGAAGGTGCGGCCAACGGCATCGACATCAACAGCGGGTCCATTGGTCAAATTCAAAGTGATACTGCACTGCTGGGTGAAGCGGACGCATTGCGCATCCGCAGTAACTTCAACGACAGAGCCACGTCAATGGAAGACGGTGCCGACTTAGAACGGGCACAAGGCAAGGCTGCAGAGAATGCAGGAGACTCCGCGTTCAACACGTCGTTGTTGAGTGCAGGCGCTTCATTCGCCGTCGACAGTAAGTGGTTTGACCCGAGAAAAACACCGGCGCCGATCTCAAGCCTGGGCTTCGCACCACCCACGAACGCTCCATTAAGGTTGTAAGCCATGCCAAAAGTTGAACAGTATCAACCGAACCAGGTATTAACTGAAGTCGCGAAAGGGCCACGTGCTCAAGGCCTGCCTGCTGCTGCATTTAACAATGGTGCAGAGGGTGTGGCTGCGATTGGCGCAGCAACATTTGAGATAGCAGATAGCATTTCAACGACTGAAGCTGAAGATGCGTTTAACAGATTCAAGAAAGACACGAATGACTTCTTCTTTGCACCTGAGACTGGATATCTGAACACCGCCGGACGTGTCGCATTTGACGGTGCCGGTGATGCTTCGACCACTCTTGAGGACATGCAGAAGAACTATTCAGAAAATCTTAGCCAGTCGGCACGCGACAAGTTTGACAAGGTTGCTTCAGCCCACACGACACGCGGTCAGTCTGACATCATGCGTCATGCGTCCGCGGGTCAGAAGAGCTGGGAGATCGCCACCATTGAAGCCCAGGTTGAGGGTTCAATTGAGACGGCTGCATACTCCTGGAACGATCCAAAACGTGTAGCAATCGAGCGCATCAACGGTGAGTCAGCATTAACAGACTCTCTCGAGTTGCGAGGATTGAACAGCGGTGACGCTAAGAACGAAGCACTGCAGACATACTGGTCCTCGCTCTACTCATCGGTCATCGGGTCTGCCACCTCGCAAACTGCGAAAGATGGTCAAGAGATGCTTGATAAGTATGACAAGTGGCTCGAAGAACCTGACAGACAGAAGCTCAAGAAGGCCATCGAAACCCAGGAAAAGAAAGAAGATTCTGACAACAAGTCTGCATACACTGTAGCAACTGCCCAAGGTTTGATCGCCAAGTATGACAACGTGTCGGATGCCATGAAGGATCCGAAGATGAAGGCACTGTATAAGAGTGACCCTGACCTGTATCAATCGACCCGGTCAGAGTTGTCATCGCAGTTCACCATCCAGAAGTATGCGAAAGTTCAACGTGAAGACGAAGCCAACGACATCGCTGTTAACAGGGTCCAAGACCTCAAGAACCCAATAACGCCGTACCAGTTTGCAACAGGTGCCGTGAACCCAGAAGACAAGCAGACCTTTGATGCAATGAGCACCACGGACAAGAGCCGGTTGCTCACCGGTGTGCATACTGTGACGAACCAGGTTGACTACTCTCGACTCATCAACATGGACGATGCCACCTTTGCTCAAGAAGATCTGAGGAACTACGGCCTGAGTCAAAAGGACTACAACGCTCTGACCAATCAGCAGCAGAACATCAGACAGGCTGGTGTAACGAAGGACACCAAGGCTCAAGAGAAAGCGGACGCATTCAAACTGCCGAAGACGGCAACTGATGCGGTACTCAAAGGGTTCTATGGAAAGACGTCGACGTGGATCGGGACCAAGGGCATCAAGGTTGAGGGTGCTCGTAGAGGCATGGAAGTCGAGATTGCAAGAGAGATTGCGATCAAGGGTCGTGAGCTAACGCAGACAGAGCTGGGTGAGGTGCTTGAGTCATTCTCATCTAAGATGTTCCTGGACCGTGACTGGATTGATGGCGTTCACTCGCAAGACATCAACATCACTACCGAGGATCCTGCGACGGTGAGAGGGTTGTCAAAATACAATGAAGACGACATCCAATGGATGTATGAGCAGTTGCGTGATAAGAAGGTGAAAGACACCTCGGCTGCGAACATCCTGCGATACCTTGATCAAGAGTATGCGAAGCAACAAGGCGGAAAGTAACTGATGGAATTTGACAGCAGCAGAGTAAACGTCGACGAGATGCTTCTTGGTGATCAAGGTCTGCTGGAGCCTCTTCCGTCTGCTGACCTGGCCATCGCACCACCACCTGCAGAGCCAGAGATCACAGCGCCCAGTGTGCTGGTAGAGCCTGCACCCGCTGCAAAGCCTGGAGAGATCACAGCACCACCTGTACAGATCGAACGCCGCCCTGTTGATATTCACCCTGACGAGATTGACCAGGATCCTGTGGGAACTGCCGTAGCAGAGACGACAGGCATGATGTCGAACGCGATCAAGCACGACCCGGCAAAGCATGCCGAGAATGTGAGACTGTCTGACGCCACCGGGTTGTCCATTGAAGCGGTGGGCGCACAAACTGCAGCGATCAAAAAGAAGCTCGACTTCGAACGTATCGACTTCCCAACAATGGTGAAAGAGAGCCCAAACACGGCACGATTCATCAATGCAAACCCAGACAACGCGATCATCGCTCAGAACGACCTTGAGCAGATGGGGGCAATTGAGAAGGTGTTCACATCGTTCACCGACTTAACCCGGTCCACTCCTGCCGGTGTAGTCAAAGGCGCCTCATATCTTGTTGGCGGTGCAGGTAGAACACTGGACATTGTCAATCGCACAGCAGTGAGAGGGCTTGATGCCATTCTCCCTGAGGGTGCCGACAAGTACCTGTGGATGCAGCCTGACAGCCCTGAGTGGACGAAGAAAGTAAAGCCGGTCACAGACTTCATTGACCCAGGTCAAGCCATCATGCGGATGGGCGGTTCTCTGACAGACCTCGGTGAGTTTGTCGCTCCCCCTGTCGAGCGTCAAAATGCAGCCACCATGGTTCTCGAGGGTGTTGGCCAGTTAGGATTCCAGATCGCTGCAGCAATGGTTGCACCGATAACTGTGGTCCCTGGTACATTCTTTCAAGGTGTTGAGCTGCAAGGTCGCAAGCAAGATGAGACAGGGACATATGGTCAAAATTTGTACACCGACGCCGCAGACCTTTTTGGCGGCGTGATCACGGGTACGACTGAGAAAATTCCAATCGACATGATGCTCAAGAAGATCCCTGTCGAGATCCGACATGAGCTCGCCAGCCAAGTGTTGAAAGTCCTCGGTGCCGCTGGTGCAGAGGGTGTCCAGGAACTTGTGGAAGGCATCGCTCAGAACATTCTTGAGTACATAACAACCAACCCAGAAGCAGACATCTTCGAGGGGGCTGCTGAAGAGGGGCTCGTTGCCGGTGGCGCTGCTGCCTTCCTGCAGGCGTTGATCCTTACAGCAACACCAGGTAAACAAAGAACCCTTGAGAACGACATCGAGGACCGCACCATACAGTCCGCTGCTGGTCAGTTGACCCTCGACACGCTCAACGAGCAGGCAATGAAGTCTGACATGCGTGAGAACTCTCCTGAGAAGTTCGCAGAGTTCGTCGAGTCATTGGCTAAAGATGGCGCTGACACCGTGTACATCGACGGTGAGCTGGCATTCCAATACCTTCAACAGAAGACCCTTGAAGAAATTCAACTGGATCCTGCGTTGAAACTATTGGCCAGCCAAGTCGGTGAAGCCGCTGCACTTAACGGCGAGGTTGTTGTACCGGTCGGTGTGTTTGCGTCTGACTTCGCAGCCACTGAGCACTTTGAGGCATTGCGTGATGGGATGACCATGAGCGCCGAAGCTCTGCCACCCATGCGCCAGGATGCCGGTGAGAAGGTCAACGAGAATCACTTCAAGTATTTACTGGGCATCGCTGAAGAAGGTGCGAGTGACTACGCAGAAGCGCAGGACATCGCTGCTAAGTACACCGCTCAACTGGCAGACACGGGTCGCATGTCAGCAGCCGATGCTGCTACGTCAGCGTCTCTGATCCCTGCTTACGTTACAGCGCATGCGCGTGCTAACAATAAGTCTGTTGCCGAAGCTGCTCGTGCCCTGGGCATGGGCGAGCTACACATCGACGGACCTCAGACGGGCGAGATGGCTCGGCTGAGTGCAGAAGCATTGCCCCAGGAGCCTGCTTACTCAGATGCGCCTGACGTGTTTGACATGGTTAAGAATAAGTTCTTGAGCATACTGCCTGAAGATGCTGACGTGGATGAAGTCATCGCGGTGGTTAACGAAGAGGGGTTCAGTCGTGAGTATAAGAACTTCATCAAGGCACTTGACCGTGACGGATGGTTAGGATTTGACTACCCATCCCAGGCAATCAGTGCTGCGCTGTCTGGAGACATTAACGATTGGGACCCGTCGCAAGGGCTCAAAGCATCCATCGGTAAGCTGGTGAATACACAGTATGACACGCAGGTTCGACTCAAAATTGAGGAGAACAGGTCCGCCAGGTTCGAGGCGCTGTTGTCTCCTGAGGATCGGATGCTGGCCAACAAGATGGACAACGGTCCGAAGCGCGACAAGTTCATTCAAACGCTGTTGGAAAAATCAGACGACGATACAAAGACCGAAACATCCTCCCTCCTCGAGCGGAACGCCGCTGAAGACGCCCTGGCTTCGCCTAAGTCGAGTGTGGCTGAGAAGGTTGCCGCGAAGCTCAACATCGATGAGAAGTCACCGTACAACCCTGCAGAGGTGTCTGACGTAACCAAGTCGCTGGCAATGCTGGAAGACCTGGAGTCAGTGCCAACCGAAGGGAAGATGGCCAAGATAGCAGCGACACGTGATAAGTTAAAAGCTCAACCCATCAGCACCAAGCAAGACTTCGGTGATGCAACCGTCAGTGAAGAGGTTGAAGTTGAAGGTGCCCAGGGTACAGCCACTGTCACCCAGTCCGCACAGAAGGTGTTTGATGATACGATGCAGCGGCGCAACGTAGTTGAACAATTAGCGAGGTGCGTAGGCAATGCGTAAGATATCAGTAAAAGATTTAGCAAAACTGCTGGACAATGGCGCCGCGGTAGAGATGTCAGAGGAAGCCGAGTCGAGACAGACTAAGGTTTTTGAAGACCTGGTTGTTCAAATGCAATCACTCCAAGAGACACAGCAACGAGCTGTAGAAGTACAGGCTTCTGCAATGGTGGAAACAGTCGACAAGCTGACCAATGCCCTTCGTGGGTTTAAGGGCGGCGAGGTTGACCTGAAGCCATTGGAGAAGCTGATCGACAAGCTGAATCAACCGACGGTTGTAGAAAAACCCAATTACCGGTTTAATGTGCAACGTAACACGCGGGGATTTATTATCGGCATGACAGTTGCGCCAGACACTCCAACGATTAACTAAACGAGGAAATAACCATGGCCTTTGTAGCCGCAGATTGGACGATTCTCCGAACCAACGGTGCGAATCCAAATGAGATCGATTATGTAGGGGATGCCCACGCTGGCACTGCTCCCACTTATGCAACAGGTATTGAACTTCACCGAGCATTACAGGACTTTGCCGATGATTCAGCCGATGGCACAGAAGAAATATCTATCGTCGATGAGGTTCCGTCACAGCGGGGTGGGGTTGATACCAACATCACGCTGATCAACGGCTATCACATCACACCCACTGCCCATGAACATCTTTATGATACGTCTATCTCTCAGACTCACCCAGTAGATGGGGTTCAGATATATGACGGCATTCAGGTGTTTGGTAACAGTACCAGCATTCAGGTAATCCAGAATGGTGCGCGACTGACCAATGATTTTTGGAATGAAGCCAAAATGATTGCAGCGGTATCGGATGCCACCTCAAACACCTCTCATCGTTTCATGGTGCTGGTGCGTGATAGTGGTGCTGATATTGATGGTCGCCGGTTGATTGGTACGCAGCGCGTTTATGGCACGACCTATACCGAGTTTGCCATTGGTGGTGGTACTAACCGGGGTAACAACGTTCTGGCATTGACCGCGAACAGCAACTTGAATAACGCAACGGCGCAGGGAACTATTGATGCTCTGACGTTTGTTATTGCTGAAGGTTATGTTCCTATTGATGGCGATGGTAACGGTACGCCAGAAAACTACTATGTCGAGTGGGACACCAACGGCAACAGCAAGAACGAAGCCTACGAATACTCTCAGAACATGATTCGTGAGGGTGTTGCAGTAACGCCGGTCAACGGCACATTCGGACTTGACCCCAACATCTTCCGAGGCATTACGCACTCAGTCGCGGTGACAGATTTAACCAGCGGGATATGGGTTGAACCTGAAGCTCTTTCATGGGGAACAGGGGCCACAGCAGGTACAGGCCAGCTACTAGCGATTGATAACACTGCCTCCGGTAGTGCAACCATTCTCTATATGCAGTTGCTGACGGGTGTTCTGCCTAATGCTAACACCATCACAGGCGCAACCAATGGCGCGAGCGGTACAGCAGGAACCATCACGGGTCAGGTTGTAAGCGTTCCACCGATTGGAGCCTCTACTGGTGCGAATATCAAAGGTGCTTACGGTGTCGGTATTCAAGAAGCCGACCTTGAGGCGGGTGATACCCTTCTCGATTTAACCGGCGCAGCAAACAACGCACCAAACAACGTGACCTTCAGTGTGATTGGTTTGAACATTACTACCACAGCCGATTATGTTCTGGTTGGGCCTGATAGCGCTGGTTCTTTGCAATTAGATCAACTAGGTCAGAATGCAGCAGTAAATACCACTGTCACGTCATTGGTTATGGATTCAGCTATTCCAGTAGACACCCCAGCAACGGGTTCAATCCGATGCCTTAATGTCAGCGGTGAATATGTTAGGCACGACTATTCAGCGTGGACGGGAAGCACCTTTACGATTACGTCCTATGACTTCTCGCCGGTTGGCCTCGATGTTGCTCTTGGTGCTAATGTATTTATTTCCTACATTGATAAAGTGGCGACAGCAACGACTGAAACCTTCAACACTGTATTCAACACGACTAGAGCATTGCGGGTTATCGTGAGGAACGGGGCCACTGTTGGTGGTATCGCGCCTATCGTGCCGATTGATGTGGCTGGTTCACTGGGTTCAGGTGGCGGTGCGGCTACGCTGTCAAGGGTTCTGGATACTTAATCAATGGCTGTTTCTATCAACACCAGTGGTACTTACTCGGTTACACGAGTAGATACCGCTGACTCAGCTACTAATTGGACAGCATCAACCCTTGAGGGTTCAGGGGGTGGTGCAAGCCTTCTAGCGTCTGTAGGAACCATTGATTTGGTAGCTGAAGGCACTGATGCTAGAGCAACACGAGTGAATAAGCAGAGAGTTCTTATTGCCTTCACTAACTCTGCGGGTTATGACTTCACCACTGGCTCTACAGGTACAGGGGCTACAGCAGTGCCAGATGGGAGTGCTTATATATGGGCTGCATTCTTGGCTGCGGGGTCTGCATTCACTCTAGCTAATGGTGGTTTACAGATCATGCTTGGAGACGGTACTGACCGATCTTTCTGGAATGTTGCTGGTAGTGATACTTACTCAGGTGGCTTTCAGAAGTGGGCAGTTAATACTGGAGTTACAGAAAGCGAGAATGATGGAGCTACAGCAGATTTAGGAGATATTACTGAGATTGGTTTTGTTTGTGATGTTGGTGGTACAACCACGCGCTTTGACAATATGGTTGTGGATGCTATGGACGTTGGCACTGGCCTCACATTTCAAGGCACAACAGCAAGCAATGCCATGTTCTCAGAGTCTCAGGTTGTGGATGATACTACAGCTATCGGGGTGCTATCTGATTCCAACGGGATTATCTTTTCACAAGGTAGTGTAGAGTTTAGTGGTACAGCTATGACTTCCATCGGTGAAACGATGGTATTCACAGACACATTGGGTGGGGCTTATACCTACCAGTTTGATGTATCTGGTACTGTGACAATGACCAATTCCATTGTGAATGGTTCAGGTACTGTAGATTTTAACTTTGATACCTCTGGTGCTACTGCCTTCACTATGACGGGCGGCTCATTAGGTGGGTTTAATACCCTCACTACTGCCTCTGGGCAGACAATGAGTGGTATTGTCTTTCAATCGGGAGGAACTTCTACGGTTGCCAACACCATTTCCGATAGCTCCTTTAACCTTTGCGGGTTGATTACGCTCACAGGCGCATTGGATGGCTGCACAATCAACGAGAGTACAGCAACCAGCGCGGTAACAACGGCTGATCTTGATAAGATAACCGGCACCACGTTCGTGTCTGATGGCACAGGCCATGCGGTCACGATTACAACCACAGGAACGTATGATTGGGATGCCAATCAAGATAGCGGCTATGGAGCGACTGCAACGACCAACGCTACGATATACAACAACAGTGGTGGATCAGTAACGATTAACGTCATTAATGGAGGCTCTACCCCTACTTACTACAATGGCGCAGGGGCATCTACTACGATTGTGGCGGGTTCGGTTACAGTCCAAGCTAATGCTGCACTAAAAGACGGTACACCAGTAGAGAATGCCAGAGTTTATCTGAGAGCTTCAGATGGCACAGGCCCATTTCCTTTTGAGGATAGTGTCACCATTACACGCTCGACCACTACAGCAACAGTGACTCATACAGCGCATGGCATGGCTACTAATGACAAGATTGTACTGGCTGGTATATCAGATAAGACAGAAGATAACGGTATTCGGCAGATTACAGTTACCACAGCGAACGCTTATACCTATAACACAACAGATTCAGGCTCTACTAGCTATACAGGTACGATTACTTCTACCTTTGTTGCTTTAAGTGGTTTGACAGGGGTTGGTGGTGATTTAAGTATATCAAGGGTTTATGCTTCTAACCAACCAGTAACAGGGTGGACTAGAAAATCATCAGGCTCGCCCTTTCTTCAAGAAGGAGTGTTAGTAGGTACGATTAATAGTTCAACAGGTTTTAACGGAACAGCAGTAATGCTATCGGATGAATAATGGCTATAACAGTAGACTATAGTGTTACCCCGTTTCTCATTACTATACCCAAAAGCGACCTTACTTTAGAGTCAGGTACTAAATATAAATTGACTGTAGACGAGTTTTGGGTTCTGCTCAGAGATTTTACTGATGAACAGAACACAATGGCACAGCCCAAACTCTATTCGCGTATTCCGGCCACATCCAGCACCCCGTCAATCACCACGATTGATTTAGCCTATTATGCTATTGAGTTTGAAGACGGCCTTTATTCAGTCAATATCATTTCAGGCAACACCAATATCCGCGAGGCTGAGGTAAAAAATCAGGTCAGTGTTAATACCAACAACACCACTGGCTTTATTGACCCAACCTATCTGGAGTATTCAACCTTCGGCGGTGGGGTGTCTGTTAATGCCCTCAGTGAAATTACTGGGACGGCTTATCCAAAAGGAACACCATCACAACCTGTTAATAACTTTACTGATGCGTTGGCTATCGCCGCAAAGAGGGGGTTTAAATCCTTTCTGGTTACTGGTGATGCCACTATCGACGGTAACAATGATTTCACTGACTACATCTTCGTGGGTCGGGGCCAAAACCTGTCTACATTCACACTGGACACGTCAGCAGTGTTGGTCAACAGTTCCTTCTACGATGCTCAGATCACCGGCGTATTGGACGGCGATACCCATGTTGAAGATTGTATTATCGAGAATATAACCTTTGTCAGTGGAGTGATTGAACGGTGTATATTGAGTGAGGGTACTACAGTTCTCGGCGGGGCCGAAACAGCCTACTTCATCGAATGTAAAAGCGGAGTAGAGGGTGTAAATAAGCACACAATAGATTGTGGGGGTTCTGGCCAAGGTCTAGCAATACGGGATTTTAATGGCGGGATAAAAATAATTAACAAGACAGGGGTGGACGCGATCAGCATCGACCTCAGCAGCGGTCAAGTGATTCTGTCTAATACCACTGTTACCAATGGGACGATTACTATTCGTGGTGTCGGCAAACTGATAGATGAAAATGGCGATAGGATTAGAAGCGGAAACTTCAATGGCGCAACGATTGTCAATGAACTTCTTGATAGTGCAGACCTTCTCCTTACTCGCAAGCTCCTATCTAATAAAGTGATTATTGCTGCTGACGATGCCACTACAACAATTTATGATGACGATGACCTGACAGTGTTGCATACGTTTAACCACACCAGCCCTAGAACTAGGACACCAGTGTGAATGGTATCTATCCGAATTACACTGGCCCAACCCAGGAGGCTGTTCACGTCAGTCTTTACCCTGACTGGGTGGGGGAGGTTGGTGACGTAACACCCGTGCCAACTGGCGGCGATCTCTTAACCGAGTATCGACCTGCTAAACGGTCGAAGATGGACCAACAGTTGCGTGAAGAAGATGACATAATAATGATGGTTGCAGCAGCATTTGTGGAGATTATGTAGTGAGTAGTTTGCAGGACTGTATTAAGAGGGCTGGTAAAGCCCTGACGAGTCAGGACCGTAACGCCATTGAAGCATTGGTTGCTGACGGGATGTCTGAGATAGACGCCGTAGAGCAGCACCTGCAGACACTCAACAGCGAGATCCAGAACCTGGCTGACCAGGTTGAAGCCAGCGGCGGGACCGTTGCGCGGGATGCAGTCGAACCTGGAGTTAGTGAGGAGGCGCTGTTCCAGCGTCCAAACGCCACCGCGGGTGACTTTAAGATTCACCAGGATCGACAGGGTTTCACCACAGTCTTCGGTAATGTCGACGAGATCCGTGGGCATCTGCCTGAAGGGCTACGCGGTACTGTTGTACCCAAGGGTCTGCGGTTCACTCCTGTCATGTCCCATCGGATTGTTGCTGCACTGAACGGTGACGAGCTGGCATTCTCCCGCGGCGGCAAAGTGGTCGCTCACCGGAAGAGCAAAGACGGCAAGTACATCGGTGCATCTGCAGCGAACAACACCCCTGCGAAGATGAAGACGTGGCGCAAGAAGTTCAAGGATCTTGCTCTTGAAGGGCTCCCTGGTAGGTTCTGGTATGAGAACTCTGGCGCTGCTGTGCTCGAGATGGCTGGGGGAAATGTCGAGGAGGCGAAGAAGTTCATCGCGCTGCTTGCCATCTATTCACCGCAGGCCAAGGTTGATGCTAACAGCACCTTCGCATTGCGAGCATGGGGTCAGTACAAGGCTGGCATACCGATACGCACTAAGACCGGGGACCAGGATAAGAAAGCCACCGCGATCCTCTACGAGAACAAACCGTGGGACGGGGAGAAGACGAGCAACTTCTACGGCAACCTGCTGCGAGAAGTCGATCCTAATTTTGCTGAAGGCCAGGGTGCCACCATCGACATGTGGATGATGCGTGCAGGGTTCTATCACCACGATGCACCGACCTCCTCTGAATATGCCTTCATGGAGAATGAGACTAACCGTCTCGCCAAGGAGTTGGAGTGGGAACCACAGCAGGTACAGGCTGCGATATGGGTTGCCATCAAGGCACGCATGGAGAACAAAGGCGTCAAAAAAACAACCGACGAAACCTCTAAGAAGAAGAAATGGCTCCGGTTCGACAAGAACAGTAAGGGTAAGCTGGTCCGTAACATCCTCGACGAGAAGAAACACTCGTTGAATTGGGTGAAGCATGCGATGGCACACAACCCGACAGCTGAAGACACTGCATTTGCCAAGTTCGATTTCAACGACGGGTTGATCCGCCACATTGGTCAGATAGCATGGGAAGCTCGCCCGAGCACCGACACCGCATTCTTACCGGGGATCCATGCCGCCACCTACGAACAGCAGGAGGAGTTTCAGCTTGCCATCATGGACGCCCTCTCAGACGAGCACGGTGCGGACCTGCTGGCACAGCACCTCGGCATCCTGGTAGACGGCACGCCGATACTACCTGGCGCGTGGGAGGGTGAAGTCAGCCCTTCAACAATGGTGCAGGCACCCATGGCACCCGCGCAGGGTGGCGTGATGTACACCGATGAGAACGGCGATGAGATTGGTGAAAAAGCGCACAAGGCACTCAGTGCTAAAGAGAAGAAGAAATACACCAAGCGTGTGGCCATCGACCCTTCTCAACGCAAAGTGCTGGACCTCTACGTCAACATCATGGGCCTAGTACTGCGACAGGATGGGGTTGGATATCATAAGCCGTTCTTCGGTGGATCAATCAAAGGCTCAAATGGAATCGATTTCGACATCGATCGAGCGTTCACCCCTGCTGAGACTAAAGCATTCGAGACTGAGTTCGACAAGCTGATGCTTGCTGCAGGTCACGAGGGCTGGGGCAAGAGCGTGGGATTGGTGTCAGTGCCGACCGGCATAAGAGTAATTAAATTCTATGGGGACTTGTTGTCCAACAAAGATCTACATATAATAGCGAAGTCTGCGTTCAAGACATCAATTGATGCTGACTCTGACACGGTTTACTTTGCGTCAGACGGCGACATGGCAGAAAACAACTGGGAGGAGAACACTAATGGGCAGGATTATCAGCGAAGGATTAGCACCGAGGGATCACAAGATCTTCTCCGGTGGACTCGAGACGTTCTCAACCCGAAGGTCCAAGAAGTCTACGAAGACTTCTCCGACAGATACGGATGGGGCGACCCCGGCAGCATCGAGATCCAAGACCCAGAAGTCTTCAATCAAGACGCCAAAGGATACTACGACCCCACCAACTCCCTGATACGGCTGACAGAGTCATCTGACCTGTCGACATTCCTGCACGAGTTCGCACACTTCATGTACGAGATGGAGATGCGGACTGGTAGCACGATCATCACCGACGTTAATGAATGGTACAAACGAAACGCTGACGCTGTTGCAGCAGAGGCTAACTCGTACCTTGAGAAAACTGGCGATGTGTTGGAGCAGGCGAAGGATGCAGGCTACGAGGGCACCAATGTTAAAGAAGCAGTTGAGTGGACTAGAGCTGTTGCCAAAGGTTTGGATATGTCTCTTCACGCTCGCCATCAACGCGCCAAGGCGATGGGCTTTGATATCGATAAGACTTGGTACCATGGCACTGACAATGAGTTCAAAGCGTTTGATCTCGAAGCGGAGAGGGTGAACCGAGCCACTAATTTCGAGGGGGTCTACTTCTCTTCTACCGGTGACGAGGGGTATGGATCTAGGACCATCAAAGCCCACACCCGCGTACAGAACACTGCGGATTATAAAACAAAACCTACCCAAGCAATGCTGGATGAGTACGAGCGGCTTCTGATAGAGGCTGGGTACTACAGCAACGAGGAGTGGGTGAAGACAGCGGTCGTTCCTGAGTTTGCTGAAACAGGCAGAATGAAAGCAGACATCGACGGCAAGATTAAGACTAAAGTGATGAAGGCTGGCGGCTTCGATTCCTTCCATGATGTCTCTATGGTGCAGACTGACTTGATTGTCTTCGATCCAAAGGACATCCGCTCCATCGATGCAGCATTCGATCCAGACTTCACAGACTCCGATAACATTTATGCACAGTCTGATGACATCAGCCCTAAAGCGAGGAAGGCCGGGTTCAACATTCGCGCATTCCATGCCGGTAAAACTGCAGACATTGCCAGGTTCGATGACGCATATAAGACAGAGCTGTCGTCGTTCGGGTTCCATTTTGGCACAGAGTCACAGGCGCAGAAGAGAACAACCCATTTTGACTTCCGCGGTGAGGGTCAGGTTACCGAGTTCTATTTGAAACTGAATAACCCCCTGCGTGTCAATCACAGAGCATCATTCGCACCTGACTGGCTCGCGGAAGAGATGATGGATCTCGACATCATCACCGATGAGCAGTACACAGAAGCCGCTGAAGCTGTTGATTACGATGACATTGAGAGCGGTGACTGGCTTGTTAAGAAGTTGAAAGCAGCCGGGTACGACGGGTTGGTCTACGCCAACGACGGTCGTGAAGGCGCTGGTGATTCTTATGTCACATTTGACAACAATCAAATCAGAGGAATTGAAGCCGAGTTTGCTGACCTTGAGTCAGACGATCTACTCGCACAAGGCGACACGCCCGCCGGTCAAGAAGGAACCATCACTGCTCAAAAAGTGATCAACTTCCTGGACCAGGGTACCACCGGTGATGCTCAAGAAGATGCAGCCATCCGTCGTGCAGTCCATGAGCAGTTCGCTCGTGGCTTTGAAGCATACCTAATGGAAGGCAAGGCACCCTCGGTAGAACTACGCAACGCGTTCCAGAAGTTCGCGCGCTGGCTGGCTGAGATCTACAAGTCCATGAGCTCCCAGTTGAAGGTGAACCTGGACGACGAGATGCGTGCCGTGTTCGATCGGCTGCTTGCCACTGAAGATCAGATTGCAGCTGCAGAAACACGATCAAGAATTGAACCGCTGTTCACCGATGCTGCCATGGCTGGTATGACGGATGACGAGTTTGCTGACTACAACAAAGCCCAGGAAAAAGTGAAGGACGTACAGTCTGAAACCCTGCGCGATAAGCTGATCAAGCAGCTCACCCGCATGCGCACCAAAGAGTGGAACGTCGAACGCGACGACATCATCGATGAAGAGATCGACAAGCTCGAGGAGGAGCGTGTCTACAAAGCACGCAAGATGCTCCGCGGTAAAGAGCTGAAGCTCGACCGGGCTGCCGTGAAAGAAGCCATCGGTGTGCAGCGGACAGACAAGCGTGGTATCACTTCGACCATCATCCCACCGGCTCTCAGTGGTATGCACGCGCCTGGTCAAGAGGGTGTGCAGCCTGATGAAGCCGCTGCATTCCTCGGGTACTCATCAGGATCAGAGATGCTCCAGGACTTACTGACAGCACCGACGATCAATAAGGCAGCTGAAGCGACAGCAGACGCCACGATGAAGGAGCGCCACGGTGACATCCTCACTGACGGCACCATCGAAGCAGAAGCCGATGCAGCCCTGCAGAGTGAAGAACGCGGGAAGCTGATCCTGCGCGAGCTGAAGATCCTGGCACGCGGTAACAATCAGCGTGTGTTGGATCGCAAGAATTTCAAAGACATCGCCGCTACTAAAATAGCAGGCATGAGTTACAAGGAGATCAACCCCCAACGCTACCGTTATGCTGAGATCAAGTCTGCAAAAGAATCAGCACGACTGCTTGAAGCTGGCAACCGTGAAGGTGCTGCTCGTGCTAAAGAACAGCAGACCATGAACTACTACCTGGCAATGGAAGCCACCCGTGCGAAGACTGAGGTCCTCAAGATTGTTGACCACATGGCACGGTACCGGAAGAAAAAGGTCCAGGTTGAGATCATGAAAGCCGGTAATGAATACTGGGAGCAGATCGTCGGAGTCCTCGAGCGTTTCGAGTTCCGCAAGTCTGCAACCATGAAGTCAGTCGAGCGTAAGAACACGGCCATCGATGCCTGGTTCCGCGCTCGTGTGCAGGATGACGGTGATGGTCTTGATCTGTCACCGGCTGTACTGAACGAGTTGTACACCGAGCACTGGAAGAATGTGCCCTTCGACGCGTTGCAAGGTATCAGTGACTCTGTGAAGAACATGGAATACGTTGCACGATACAGCAACAAGATCCAAGTGCTGCAGGAGAAGCTCGACTTCAACACGTTCAAAGCTCAGTACATTGCCCACCTCGATGAGCAACCAGCCGAGCATGACACCAAGACGTCACGCAGCCGCCTCGAGGATGCACGTAAGCACACGGTTAAGGATTGGGTTGATACATTGGTCGCGCAGCTGGGGATGATGCCTTACATCACATCCTGGTTGGACGGTGGCAAACGCATCGGTGAATCGTACCGGGTGTTCAATGAGCCGTTCACCGTGGCGCTCGATAGAAAGTTCAACATGATGAAGGAGTTCGCACAGCCGGTGTTCGACATGCTTGCGAACCGTAGCAAGGAAGACATCACCCGGCACAACCGTAAGATCTGGATCCCGGCGATCAATGACAATCTGATGGGTCACCAGATCCTCGCTGTTGCTCTGAACACGGGCAACGCTGGTAACCTGCGCAAGATGATGCTCGGCGAGGGGTGGGTGGATCCTGACAGTGATCAAGAGATCACCAGGGACGAGCAAACACTCCAGGCGATCTTGAAACACATGTCGAAGTCCGACTGGCAAATGGTGCAGACCATCTGGAATCAGATGAACCTGCTGTACCCCATGCTGGCTGAGACAGAGAAGAGCCGGTCCGGTGTCGTGCCGCCTAAGGTTGAATCAACTCCCTTCGACGTTACCATCGACGGTGAGACGTTCCGCATGGAGGGTGGTTATTACCCCATGACTTACTCACGCAAGCGCAGCCACAAGGCTGACAAGCTGGGTAAGAAAAAAGACGAAGGTGTCGATGGACTGTTCGGTACCGGTGACGGTGTTCACATTGCAGTGAAGGCCGGTGCAGCCAACGAGCGGACCCAGTTTTATGACCGTGTGTTCTTGAGCATGGATGTGATCCCCAACCACTTCGGTGAGGTGATCCACTTCATCACTCACCATGACGCCGTGCGTCAGACTAACAAGATCCTGAACGACCCTGAGATCGAGGATGCTATCACCAGGATCCTCGGTGAAGAGGCGTTCAAGCAGATGCCCATCTGGCTGGACAGCATTGCCAAGGATGGAAGATACGCACCCAACAAGACGTACATCGATAGCGCATTCCAACGCCTGCGGTTCGGCACCACGCTGATCACCATGGGCTTCAAGGCTACTACCAGCATCATGCAGCTGTTCGGCTTGGTCACCACGGTAGGTGAGGTAGGCCTGGGACCAACCCTGAAAGGCATCTACAGGGTGATCGGCAGAAGCTGGTACATGAAGGCAGTGCGCAAGACGCTCGGCTCTCCTGACGCCACACAGGCTGCGTGGGAGTTCGCCTCTGAGAGATCGAGAGTGCTGAACCACCGTGTCAAGACAATGGACCGTGAGTTGCGTACCGCGTTCGAGAGACTGGGTAAGCCTAAGATATCAAGCGCAACCAGGACCAAGAAGGATGCCAAAGGTATCATCGGTAAGACGGGCAATGTCGCGGGTAAAACAATCGAAGGGTTGTTCACCGCGGTCGACGCGCTGGCTAACCAGATCCCTTATCTACCGAAGATCCAAGAGATGTCCATGATGCCCATCGCCTGGGTGCAGCTGAACTTTGTTGATCTACCCACATGGACCGCTGCCTTTGATAAAACATTGGCTGAGACAGGTGACGAAGAAGCTGCGATTCAATACGCAGACTGGGCGGTTGAAGCTCTGCAGGGGTCCGGTGCGACGAAAGACATGTCGACACTGATGGCTACCCAGAGCAAGACCGTGTCAATCTTCACCATGTTCATGACCTTCTTCTCTGCCCTGGGGATGTTAACCAGGGATCTGGCGAGAGGGGTCAAGCATAAGACATACACACCCAGCCAGGTCACATCCAAGCTCATGTTCTTCTATGCGCTGCCGGTGTTCCTCGAGCTGCTGATGCGCGGTGAGATAGGTGACGATGACGATGATGAGTACGACGACGGTTCTCTCATCAGTCCTGACATGGACACCTACCTGACACAGCTCGCGTTGTACCCAATGGCCTCCTACCCGTTCGTTCGGGACGTGGCGTCAGGGTACTTCAGTGAGTACGGCTACACAGCTTCACCCGTGACAGGTGTCCTTGAGCGCGGCATCGAGAGCATGTCGAAGGCTGTGTCCAATGCCACCAGTGAAGACGGTGAAGTAACCAGGGCCCAGATCAAGAACACTACCAAACTACTTGGTACTGTCTTCGGGATTCCAGGTATTCAGCAAGCGTGGCAGACTGGTGAAGCAATAGAAGACATCCTGGTCGACGGTGAGGAAGCAAGTGTGCGGCCTTTATTGTTTGGCCCGAAGCATGACAAATGATAGTATCCACAAAGCGTTTACGGAGCAGACAGCATGACGGTTAATGTTACAGACATCACGTCGGGACCATACACCGGCAACGGCATCACCATTGAGTTCAGTTACGACTTCACCATTGAAGACGAGACACAGCTCCAGGTGTTCGAAACCACAGACCTCGGTGTCGTGTCCACACTGGTACTTAACACCGACTACACCGTGACAGGTGTCGGTGTTGAAGGTGGCGGTAACGTCGTTCTCACTGCTCCTCTAACTACCGATTACGATCTGTTCATTGTGTCTGATTATAAGCTGACCCAGTTGTCCTCGCTTGATTCGCAGGGTGCGTACTTCTCTGACATTCATGAAGCCGCCTTCGACAAGCTGACCTACATCGTGTTGCAGCAACAACGTCAGAGTGGGCTCACGGTTAAGTTCCCCGACAGTTACTCCGGTTCTGCGAGCACTGAGCTTCCAACACCTTCAGCCGGTCTGGGTGTGAAGTGGAACGCCACCGCGGACGCTCTTGAAAATACACTCATTGATCCTGACGCTGCTGTGACTGCGGCGGCTGCTAGTGCTGCCGCTGCTCTCGTGTCAGAGAACGCTGCTGCTGCTGACCTGGTACAAACAAACCTTGATCAGATACAAACCACAGCGGATGCTGCTGCCACAGCGGCTGACCTGGTGCAAACAAACCTTGATCAGATACAAACCACAGCGGATGCTGCTGCCACAGCGGCTGACCTGGTACAAACTAATTTAGATCAGATACAAACTACAGCGGATGCTGCTGCCACAGCGGCTGATGTACTCACCACCAATGCTGATGCAGCCACGACCACCCAGGATGCAATCGACACAGCGGCTGATG